TTCATTGATACCTCACTATAGCATCTCACTTTGATTAAAACGTACATTCCTATTTTCCTCGTTTTTCAATGAAATTGCAAGAAGAGACTCATGGAAACCATATAGAAATAACCGGCTCCTCCCTGGTGCGGAAGGAAAACCGGCTGACGTTAGAGCTCTAGCTCACCCATACGCAGAAGCTCGACTACGGCCTGTGAACGACCTTTGACTCCTAGCTTTTGCATGGCATTTGTTATGCATACCTTTTACAAACGAGTATAACTTACAGGATCATTTAAATCTATAATGAAAATTCATTTTTCCGTTTGGATGGATAACAATATGATCAATGAGCTTATCGAACACATGCTTTAAATCTTTCTCTTTGTCTTCAAGCTCTCGAAGAACCGCTTGCATTTCCATCATTGAACTTTTCTCATCATGCACCTGCTGTAAGGAAAATAAACTCTGTTCAAGTTTAATTATATTAGATTGAATTTCATTGCGCTTTGTTTGGAACTCGGCTTTTGAAATAATCTGATCTTCTAAATAAAGTTCCAGCAACCTTTTATTCTGTGTTTCTAAAGATTTCAACTCTACTTTAACAGACTTCATTTGTTTTTCTTTTTGTTCAATTGCATTTTTTCTGTAATCATGTGATATATCCTTGGAGAATTCGATTAGATTTTCAATGACTAAGTCCCTAACCTCTTCATAAGTAATTGGAACATGGTTAACACAACCTTCTTGACCAGCTCTTCTGTAATTACTGCATTTAACGTATTTCCAATAGGTTTTTCTACCACTTTGTTTGGCTCTGCTTGTTTGGATAATCACCATATTAGAACCACACTTTCCGCAAATAAGTAATTGTCTCAACTCATTCCACGGTGTAAATTTAGTTTTTTTATTGACAGTCGGTTTATTATTTGCTTTTTCCCAATCTTCTCTTGAGACAATCGGCGGGCAAAAGTCTTCGTAAACAGTCCATTTTTCGGGCGGGTTCCGAATGAATTTTTTTCGCCCATCAACTTTTATTGTCGTATGCCTATTGGCTATATGCACACCGCAATATATAGGGTTTCTCAAAATGGTTTGAACTGTTGTGAGCTGCCAATTACTACGTTTTTTCGGAGGTGGTATTTCACCTAGCTTACATTTTTCTTGCAATGCATATGTAACTCTTTTCTGACCTAGTCCCTCGTTATTATAAAGGTGAAAAATTAATCTTATAACTTGTGCTTCATTTTCGTTAATTACAAGGTGTTTTCCCTCTTTCATATAACCGTAGGGTACTCGACCAGAATGTTCACCACGCCTTGCTTTTGCTGCAAGTACACCACTTATATTGACTGACATAGACTTAGGTAACTGCTCCGCAAACAGAGCAGACATTTCAAATTTCATTGACGCCTTACTCTCGTAAAGGGAGTCATAATCTTCTTCGAGTGTAACGACACGAACCCCATTAGACACTAGAATCTCTCTGATGTATAACGCATCTTTTAAATCACGGGCAAGACGTGTGATGGACTTAAAAATCACCATTTTTATTTCTTTCTTTTCTGCCAATGAAAAAATGTATTTCATTGCTGCCCTATCTTCAAGGACGGTTCCGCTGATACCATCATCTAACAAAACAGAACGGTCATCCCATTCGTAATTGTGTTGCTCGATCCAATATCGACAAACATCAATTTGGTTTTCCTTAGAACTTATTTGCTCGTCACGGTCTGTCGAAACCCTTGTATAGACCTTATAAGGGTAATCGTCATATTTGATGATTTCTTCAACTGATTCTTTGCGGAAATGCATATAACACACCCCAATTGTGAATTGTTCTTACTAAATTATAACATCTAGACCATCCATTCCGTAATATTCTTAATTTGGAAAAAACAACTTTTCGTTCCATTAATATGATAGACTTATTTGGAAAATATTTGTTTTGGAGGGTCTATATTGAATCATATTAAAACTTTTCTCTTTTGATTTTATGTGCCTTATTCTTATCTGCTTGTGGCAAAGCAGAAAACACATCCACAAGTAACTCTAGTAAAAAAGAAGAAAGCATTGAAACCAAAGAAAAATTAAACGTAAAGATCAATTTGGATAAAGAAATCACAAACAATAAAATTATTATTATTAGTGGAAAAAGCAACTTACCTAAAGGTACGAAATTAAGAATTCGTCTTGAACTCAAAAACTCCCATAAAAACTCAATAGTTAATTCAACTGTTCAAAAGGATGGATCTTTCGAGTATAAATTCTTTAATGAAGATGACGATGTATTTGATGATGGGAAATATATTATATATGTCGAAACACTACCGGTTCTTGAACAAACTGAAGTTGTTCAAGAAATTTTTGGAGACAATGGTTCTAACCTAACTGGTCCACAGATTAGCGGTGACTCAGAACTAAAAGCTACTGCTGAAATAAAGTTAAAAATAAACAATTCTGAAGTTATTTCCGAGGAGGAACCTTTGCCTAAAAATAAAGATGCAGAGGAAGAAAAAAATGAAGTTTATAACTCAGAAGAAGTTGATGATAACAGTGAAGAAGATGAGTTAGATATGGTAAAAGATGATGCAGAAATAGAAATTAAAACAATTATCAAAGAGAACTATAAAACCACATCTATTGAAAAAATTGAAATTAACGAAGATATGGGTTCGAGTGAGAAGAACAAGCTAATTGCTCTTGTTTACTTGTCTTTTGATGCCTTGAACACAAGTAAGACTGCTTATAACATGGTTGAAATGTATAGTGATGACTTAGCTGCAAACATTGGCAAAGATAATGATACAGTCAATCAGATAGCTGTATTTTGGAAAGTTCCTTATATAGATGAAGATGAAACATTGGCTAAATTCTCTTACGAGCGTTCAGGAGAACATATGATAATTACTGATAAAGTATCTTCTTTAAAATGACCCTTCGACTTGAAGGGTTTTTTATTCACATTTATAATCGAACGTACATTCTCATTGTAGGAGGGTACACCATGACAGATCTTGAAAGGAAGCTTTATCGAATAATCTACAATATGAGTCGGTTTCGCAAGAATCCCTCCATCGAGGGTCTGAAAAGGAAAACGGGCAAGGATGAGGCAGCGATTCGTAAGGCAGTTAAAAACCTTATCACAAGAAATGAATTAGAATGGGATAAAGAGAAGCAAGAATGGCGGTTTAAATAAGAACATTTCACAGTCTCGTCACAAATGACGGGACATTCATTTAGTATGTTTTTACCATTTTTATAAAAAGTATGGAAAATAAAGCCTGTTAATTGTTACCATACAGGTGTAGGACAATACTTTTAGGGGGAGGATGTTTAGTATGAACGGTTTATTGCGCAAGCTAAATGTAAAACTTACACTTGTATTAACACTTATTGTAACTATTGGAATCACTTCTGCTTTTGGGCAGGCATCAGCAAAAGAACAATGGGACCCTCAAAAACAACAAAGAATTGCACAGGCTATTTTCGAAGCTTCTACATACAATGAAGTAGATAAAACTTTTTCCTTTGATGAATCTAAAGTTATCAATGCTGGTTTACCAAAGGGTATTTCATTAGAGATCAAAAATCATTTAGAATCATTGACCGGTACTGATGCTGAAAAAGTGTATCAAGATCAATTAGTTGCACAGAAAAAAGGCGAAATTACAACTATGGTTGCTCCATTATTGATATGGGCAGCTAAAGTATTGGCTGGCGCAGGTCTAGCATGGCTAGGTAAGAAGCTTCTAGATATGGGTGGCCATGAATTTTGCAAACGTTACAAGAATGAAAATAAAACAACCAAGTATGTTTGCAAATTCCTTTAATTTTTGAAAGGAAGTGGTTTAATTGAAAAAAACAAATTGGTTTCTGTCTGTGTTTATAACTGCTTTAATCTCCTTTGTAATTCAATCGGGACTAAGTAAATTTGGTGTTATTAACATGTCCAATATTTGGGCAGACTTAGTTAGTTGGATTATAATTTTCTTTGTCGTTTTCATTGGCGTTGAAGCATCTTTTAGGACGATCAATAAAATGAAGCATCGAACTGAATAAAGACAAACAAAAAAGCCCCTCCAATACGGAAGGGCTTCTCTGTTTACTTCAAGAGTGCTTCGAGTTTTGCTTTAGTCTTCGGACCATAGATGCCGTCTGGGGTTAACCCATGCATCATTTGAAATCGAGACACTGCATTCGCAGTCTTGGGTCCGTAGTACCCATCGATTCCATTGTTGATCGCTCCTTTATCAGGATAGAAATAGAGTGCTGCTAGTGCTTCTTGGATTCTCCTTACAGCGTCCCCTTTCATCAAAGGTGCTTTTACCTTAAAGATGCCTGTTGGGAGCTTGTACACCTTCTTAGATGCTTTTTTATTAGGTGTTGTTGCTGAGGTTGTTTTCTTAGGCTCGGAAGATGAAGTTTTTCCACCAAGCGCCTTTAACTCTTTTTCAATGGCCGCTTTAAATGAGTTCCACCTACCTTCACCAAGGATACGGTGCGGACAATACTTCCCATTCCAGTCTTGATGCTTGCGTACTCGATCAACACCCCAACCACGTTCTTTAAGTAACTGCGCCACAAATTGAATGGCCAGCTTTTCCGCAGCCTTGTATCTAGCACCTCCAGTCTCGCTATAACAAATTTCAATTGCAATGGACTTGCGGTTACCAGTACCATTTGTGCCATCACCTGAATGCCACGCATTGCGATCTAACGGAATAGCTTGAATCACCTCTTCATCGTCCACTGCAAAATGGTAACTCGTCGAACTTGTGTTATTGATCATATAGTTAATTTCATTTTCAGCTGCTGCGTCATTCGCTGTATTGTGGATTGTGATGTATTCTGCGTTCATTTTGTTAGGACATTTTAAACCGTATCTGCTGGATGGAACCATTTTCTTTTTCACTTTGATTGCCATTCTTATCTACTCCTTAATTTGTTTTTATATAGAAAAAAGCCGCCGATTACTCAGCAGCTTTCTTTTCTGATTCTTCTTTTTGGCTATCGTTTTCAATCACATGAAGACGGTCTGTGATGGAAGTTGGAATTTTAACACCGATCTGTGCAAGGTTTTCTGTGATAGAAAGCCCTTCGTTTGCGATGTAAAAGAGCACTGTCCCAAATGTCAGCACTCCATTAAGTCCCATAATCTGATCAATAATATTGGCTACAATCACGACAACAAAACTAAGCATTTTCCGCACGTAACCGAACCATGCTGTACGGCTGCGTAGCTTACCGATCTTCCACGCTTTAATGATTCCTGTCAACACGTCGATGACACTTAGCAGCAAGAGCAAGTCCAAAAATTTCACTCCGCCAAATAAATAAGTCTTCGCTAAATCTAAAGTTTCAAAGTTAATAAACACTATCGTTTCCTCCATTTCTTTAATCACCTCCTTTAAGAAGGCAAAATAAAAAGCACCTGTTAAGATGCTGTTGCTCCTAAATCTACTGAGACAGCAGGCTTATCAAATTTCAAACCTGTTATCTCTTCAAATTCTGTTTTAGTTATAACTTTCAATGAAACGTATTCCCTCATAATTTCAGGCGTATAAACGCCCCAATCCCAAAATACTTTAATGTCGGCCGCAGTTGGATAAATCATGATGCCCCGCCTTTCTGCAGCTGCGAAACCTGAAATGTGAGTAAAGCCACTTGTTTTTTAAGCACGGTCACATCATCAGTAGAACTGGAATCAGGCTGCAAACTGTCTATATACTCCTGAGTTGCTGCTTCGCTCCACGTCCGCTTATCCTCGTTATATTTTGGCAGGAATAGACCTTCTTGAGGCTGGACGTCTGTAAAACCTGCCGGAACCTCTTCATCTTCGCTGATCTTCTCGTCAGCTCCTAGGACATAAATTTTCTGATCATCGTATTTATAAATCGGTTTCATGTGGTATACCCCTTCCTAAACCTTGAACGAAAAGTTAACAACAATAAACTCGGTATTACTTGAAGTCATTTGAATACAATAACGCCCATCTGGCGTAATGTACTGACGACAAATTTGCGGCCCGCTTGCACCGCCTGTGCTCGATGCTAGACCTACGTTATACAATGGCGTCGCAGGTCTATAGCCCTCATCAAGAACAAATGCAGGAACATCGCCAAGCGTGCCTCCTGCTATAGCTCCTGAGATATGCACCCATCCTAACGCATCCTTTGTGTAGCGAACCCGATAATCGTTATTGACCTCTGACTTATATGTTTTCCAGCCGTTTAAAATGGTTGGGAATTTATAAGTTGTGTTTGCATCTGCATCAGTGAGCATACGTTTCCAACCTTTAAACAGACCGTCTGTATGCACTGTTCCCCACCAATGTAAGTTATCGCCACTTCTTATCACATGGAATGATTTACGGTTAAACCCTGTCTCAATCACGTCAATATTAAACCAGGATGAATCTGTAGAACTCGGCATATTTTTTACATTTGTTCCAACGGCGTAATAAAACCCCGAAGGCAATGTTAGTATGTCTGTCCCTGTAGCAATAAGCTGACGTGTCCCTGTTTCGGACAATAAGTTGTGGTTTGAAAGCCTTGACCAACCAGTCCATGCGTTATTGTTAAGATAATTTGTGTAGATGTTGTTGATATAATCCGTTGCATACACCCATCCAAATGTTCCCTTTCCATTTGTCGCATCCGTAATGTGGAAGAACCCTCTAAAAGAACGGTGATTCGGCAGGTCTTTTGAACCTGCTATGGCGTAAAACGTTCCTTGCCCTAGCCCATTATTGATGACAGCATCTAGGATACTTCTGTTAGTATCCTTAATAGAGATTAACGGCATACCTGTATCGCTCGTGATTTTCTTTTGTTGAAAACCAGCAACGAATTCCTTCGCCTTTTTCAAAGCGCCGTCAGCTTTATCTTGAGCACCTTTTTTTGTTTCTAAAGATTCTAGGTCATCTATTTTTTCTTTTAAGTGATCAAGCTGCTGCTGAAGCTCTTTTGTAGTCTCGTCAATGTTTTCTTGCATCACACCGGTGCGCTTTTTAATTTCTGCTGCAAGCTCTGCTGATTTTTGCTCTAGTTTTGATTTCAACGAGTCAAAATGGTCGATGTAATATTCTGCAGCTGGAACAAGATTTTCATCAATTAGGTTCTTCTTTATATCAAAAATGAATTCATGCACAGACATTGATTGCCCATTTTTATAGAAGAGATTCAAAGACGCTTGCACTCTGCCGTATATCTTGATTTCATCGTTGTTTAAAATGTATTCGGCTATCCCTTCCACTTTGTCAGACACCAAGATGTTTCTAATGTGCTTTGAGCCATTGGAGAATAACAATACTAACTTACCCTCTACCGCAGATAAAGGTAACGGCATTCCGTCTTTACGCAATTTAAAAATAAGCCTCGCTGTGCCTACATCTTGAGTTGAAAAAATGATTTTAGAATCATAGACGCTTTGATCATAAGCATCCACAATAAAGGACAGCGAACCATTTTTGTATATTTTATTGGTCATGCCCTATCCTCCTTTTCTAGCTGCAGAACCTTTTCATTCAGCGTTTTAATAAGGCTTCTCATTTCTTCTATTTCACTTTGACTCACTGGCGCGCTTTTTGAGAACTCAACCCTTTGTCCGTCATCGTCTTCTAAATACACGTTGTCAAAGTTAACTCCTTCTAGTGACACAATTCTATTTCCGGCTTCGTCATAAGCAGTGACATCCTCCCCCGACACAAAAGCCGAAGCCACTTCTAATCTATCTTTATCCATGATCAAATACACTACGCCACGTCCTTTGCATCTGTTTTTGGATTTTTAGAATTGTCTACGATGCCGCTGATAGTCCAGTCACCCTTGCAGTAGTTTCCGTACCTTACAACTCCTTTTACGGTGTTCGTGATATATATTCCTGCCCTAGCTCGCTTGGTTAATTTAGATAGTGATCGACACCTATTACCGGCCAGTAAAATGTCTTTTGATTTATTGGCTATTCTGATAGCTTCGTAAGCCCCGTGCTTACTGTGCCCAGCACCTGTGATCATATTATCCTTGATAACGGATATGAGGACGCCTGACTGTTCAATACCATACCTGCCCGGACGTCGGATGTTGTTTCCTTCAATAAGTAAGAGAGTAGATTCACCAAAAGCAGAAATACCATCACGCCCGACAAAGCTGATTTGATTCGCACCTGTGACATTAACACCTACACAATCATTCATCGAAACTCCATCACCTGACGTATTGGATATTTGATTGGCTGACACGATACCGTTTCTAACAGCATCTAATCTGATGCCCGCTTGGTTTTTCCCGCCGACTCCATCAATAATGTTGTTTTGCACATTAACATTACGCACATATCCAGTATCATTAATTCCACGGATATAAATAGCCTCGTTCTCTCGCGTATTCAGAATTGTATTTCCTGAGACGTGAACATGCCGGAATATCTGCGATCTGGACATTTGCTCAAACTTATCGTTTAGGGAATGGTGTTTATTTGCTGGATCAATGGCGCTGACTGTTATACCAAATCTACAGTTTCGCAGCGTATTATCTTTTATATCTGTGACGTTCCAGTTATACCCACGCACAGCCCAGCCTTCTAAATCCTCAAACAAGCAATCTTTGACTCTGATATTTTCGTGCCAGTAGCCGATTGTTGAGGAATGAGAGCCAACCCCTCTCGGCCACGCTTGCGTACCTGGTGTGTTAGATTTGCCAAAGTTACAGCCTTGAATTAGTCCATCTTTGCAAGTCGTGAAGTCATAAGCACCGAATGCGCCGAATACTTCTTTACGTTGAGCTAAGTCAACCTGAATTGCCTCAGAAAAATATCTTGATCCGTCATGGTCTACAAATCCATAAAAATCTGAATCTAACACTTTAAAGTTTTGACAAGCGTTAAACTCAATCGCATGGTATCCACTGACATCCTTAAAAGCAGAATTTCTAACAAAGATGTTTTTACCATGGCCAAAGGAAAAACAGTTGTTTTTAGTTTTGAATTCGGTTCCTCTGCAGTCCCATGTTCCTCCGTCAAAGTACATATTTCCATTTCCTTCATAGCCCAGGTACTCAACTGTTCCGTCACCATTAGTCATCATCGTCTTGCCGTGATAATTTAGCAAATAGGCACCCTTAGCATCAAACCAGGTATTACCCCAATTGACTAACGTCGCTCCTAGACGGTAAACACCCGGAGGCACGACCACTCTGACGCTTTTACCTTTTTTAGCGCGGTCTAACGCTGCTTGAATCGCAAATGCAGATTCATATTTGCCAGTTGGATCAGCGCCTAAATCAAGTACATTAATGTCAGGTTGCCTATCTAAGCGACTTATGATCAAACCAAAATCATAATCTAATCTGTCTTTTACAGTTTTATGAATGCTTGCGTCAAGGGCAACCCGGGTGTCTACAACTTCTTTGACATCATTCCCGTCATGATTGAGAACAAGGTTTGTCAATCTAGCCCACATGTTGTCAATCCTGTTGGCAACCGTAAATAGACCATGCATAATCTGACTAGATAAATGAGCTTTTTTACTATCCTTGTGAGACTGTAATTCACTGGCGTTCTTATTAAGCTCATTCTCAACTGTTTGCATGTCGCCGCGCAATTGGGATTCATAGACTGAGTTTCGGGTTGTGTCATAATCTTTTTTAAGCCGGACCAATTTATTCACTCCTTTCAAATCCAAAAGAAAAAACGCTTCTAATTGAGCGTTCTCATCAATTGATCTATATATCTTTTTTGTTGCTTAATCTGCCGTGCCTGGCTTACTTGATAATCTTGAATGTCTTTTCGGAAGTTTGCGAAAGTCATTTTAGGGCTGTCATACGGGTTGAGGGGATTATAAGTGACAGACACTAACCTTACATCATCCTCAAACGTGATCCCGTTTGCTGTGTCAGCAATGACATGTATGGTGTCTCCCTTCCAAAAATCCTCTTCTATACCTTGTAGTGCTGGCTCATAGATGTACTGGTAGTCTGCCTCAACCACCACGTCAGGATATGGGTTCACGTGCTTTTTCAAAGCAGATACCATGTTGCTTGCTTTTTTTACTGTGTCGTCTCTTATCGGCTCACCCCAGCGTGGTTTACCCTCGATCAAAAATTTATCTTCATCAGGATGGATGTATAGGATAGGCTCGAATTCATATTCAGGCTCTTTTTCTTTTTCATCCTCGTTCGTTTTTGTATCAGTTGATTTAGCATCACTTTTTTTAGCTTTCTTCTCTGCGCCGTAACCCCAAGCTCTTGTGGATGTGTTTTGGTCATTGATCTTCAACTTAAAGCCTGGCATATTGTATCGGCTGTCGAAAGTGTAATCTACTACTCTTCCCATCTTTTTATATACATAGATGACGTAGTTGTTTACATCAAGCTCTATTTCATAGTCATCAACGATCTGATCCATTAATTCGATCCTATTCTTTTCACCGAAGTCGTCTTGATCAACGGTATCAAATGCTGATTCTTTTTCTTTCAGTACATATTGAAAAGGTGTGTCAGCAAGTGCAATGTCTAGGGCTTCTTTGATGTTCAGTTTTTTCGACGTCTTCTCTTCGACCCTGTCATTTACAAGAAGAACAGTATACACATGATTGGCCGTTACCTTTTTCTGCAGCACGTTTTTCCTGCTCTGATCAAGCTCAATGTCTGTAATGTAATACTTTTGATGGTTGTATACTTTCTCGTCTAAATACAGTATGTTCCCTGGAACAAGTAAATCAAATTCAGTTCCATTACCCTCAGTCCGTAGAAGGGTGAATGTGAAACTCTTCTTACCTGTTGTATCGTCTTGCAGCTCCAACACAGCGCCAACGATTTCCACAAGCTCTTTGCCGTCTTTGGTTGAGACATGCAGCTGCCTAAAACCGATATCAGAAGGTAGTCCGTCGTTTAACTCTACGTCCTTTCCCTGATACTCTTTACTTGGATAAGAAGGTTTAGTTGGTGTTTCTGGTTCTGGTTCATCCGGCACATCATCAAAGGTGTCATATTGTGTAAGTTTGTAAGTAAAGATGATGCTGTTTAATTTTGTTGCATAGTTTATGTCGGTAGCATATCCAGCTTTTGAAACTGCCGCAGTAGCCTTCTTATAATCTTTTTCACCTACCACTGCCTTATAACGACTGAGGCGTGTGTAAAGGCTCCCCAAATCCTCAAGACTTTCAGCAAATGAAGGATACTTCCTAAATGGAGCTTGTACTCTCGTTTCGTTCCCTTTTTTGTCTTGTTCGATTGTCCACATGAGCACATATTTACCGTTATACGTACCTTTGACTCCGAAGAGATTATGCGCCTTCTGAGACAGGTCACTTTTTCCGAAACCACTTTCTAGGCACCCCTGAGCGATGACAAGACTTGCAAGAACGTTGTATTTCTTATAGACTTTCTGCGCCCCTGGAGCTAGCTTCTTTATAAAATCTGCTGCAGCCATGACAACCCCCTTTTACGGAAAATAAAATCTTGTATCGAATACAATTTCAAAATCATTGGTGTTCTGTATCTCAAACTCATTCATGCCTTTATCTAAGGACGGCAGCCTTCCCGACGTTTTTAATCTTTTATTGCCGACAACGGTATACTGTTTCAGGTTTCTGACCTGTTGTGACTTTTTCAATTCGGCTTCTATTTTCAATCTTTCGTCGTTCGTGTGATTGATAATCGTTATGTTTTTTCCCTTTGCGTTAAGCAGCACATTATAATCATGCTGCAGTGGATTAATTGGTAAGCCAGGATTGAAAACACTAAACCGTTTTTTGTTTTTAAATCGGTACTGCAGATCGTCACGTCTTTGAATATTCATTCCTGAAAACCATCTTTCATTAGAAAAGTTCTGCGCGCTTAAAGACGTGCCTTTTGACTCTGCCAGCCCTGTGATATTGTTAAAATCCACTTGGAAGGATACCTGGTTTTTTTGCTTGTCTTTAGGGATCGTAAACCCTCCGTCACACGTAACCGCAAAACGCCTCCCTGGAAGCAGATCACATGAAATGTAATACCAGAAGGGCTGAACAACGAGATCATAAAACTCATGTCTGTACTGATAAAAGTTTGCCGCGATTTTAGCATCAAGCAATATCTCAACCTTGATTGACCTTTCCTTGTACACTATGTCGCGCGGATGCTGCGTTGGTACAAGTCCGTTAAACCTGGTTAACTGTACAAGCTCCCTTTCAGTGCTCGGCGCGTCAGGTGCAAAGCTAAGCAACTTAAAATAGGGCAGTAACCCCGACAAAGGTTGCTCCCCCATTCCATCTCTGAAATCAAAATACAGATCCATTTATCTTTTCAGCCCTCCTTTATAGGCATTCTGCTCATATTTTTGAGCGCTCTTTTTGTCTAGAATAGATGTGTCTCCTTGATTAAAAACGATGTCTGCTAAATGCTCACCGCCAATAATGACAGGCGCAGGATGGATTCTGATTGTTTGCCCTGTAGCACTTACGTTTTCATTGTTGGTCTGTAGATTATTTGATAGAAGACTAATAAGAGCATCTAGCTTCTGATTTAGAATAGGCGTATCAATTTCGTTTTTCACAGTCAGAACTGCGCGCATTGTGTTTATTTCATCTGCAGCACCCTGGATGTTAAAAGCCATTCTATTAATTTCAGATTTAAAAGACGTCATAGCACCTTGCGCCATAGCTGCTGTGCTCTTTTTCACGTCCTGCGCTTTTTCTCCAAGCCCAATGATAAACCCATCGCCAAAGTTCACACCTTCTGCAATGGTCTTCTTTGCAGGTGATTTTGATTGTATGGAATCTTTCAGCGAACGTATTGCAACCTTACCGATGGCCCAAGCAGCTTTCCAAATTGTCCCGCCTGTGCCTCCCATGCTACGAATACCGTTAGCAAAGCCTTTAGAAAAATCTGCACCTGTGCTAGTTGTTTTCACACTTGATAAGCCTTGTTTTCCTGATTGTGCTACGGTGCTACCTGAATTACTAGCGTTTCCGGCTTGGCTACGGATTCCCGATGCAAATTGACTCCCTGCTTTTTGTCCGCCTCCGCCATCGGTTGTTTTTGCAAGCTGGGCTGTTGCTGACGCACTAACGGAAGATGCTGCAGACGTATTGGCACCCTTTGTGCTTGTTATTCCTGAACTGTGACTTCGTCCTTTTGTTACACCTGCTTGCGTGGCTTGAGTGGTATTTTTGTTTAGGTTTGATAACGCTGTTTGATTTACACTGCTTGCCGCCGCACTTGTGCTGCCTTTTGTTGAGCTTATGCCCGCGCTAAATGATTGACCCTTTTGAGAGCCGAATGTTTTAGCTCCTGCATTGCCTTCACTTAGCTTTTGTTTTAGTGCTTGCTGTAGGACTGATCCGCTGTTAGATACGTTAACTTTTGACGAATTAATACCGTCACTAAACGATTGACCTTTTTCTTTCCCTGCAATTCTAGGGATGCCGTTTTCCTCACGTAATTTCAGATCCAGTGACTGTTTTAGAATAGAACCACTCGCCAATGTATTTGGTGTAGCATCTATTAGACCATCAGCAAATTCATTCCCTATTTTCTTTCCTGAATTACGGGCAGATGTTTCGCGGTTCATCTTCTTTTCTACTTTGGCAATTGTTTTGTCTGCCTCGGAGGCAGCTTTATCACTTGCTAGTCCTAATCCTTCGTTAAACTCAATGAGGGATTTCCTTGTTTGCTCTAGCGCTTCTTCTTTGCTGTCTCCTAGCTTTTGCAAAAATGCGACCTGTTTTTCAGCCCAGCGCGCTTGATATGCAGTTTCACTTTCTTCAATTTCTACGAAAATACCCATTGAGTTACTTGAATACTCTTTTTGTCTTTCCAACGCTTTGCCCGTTTCTAAATCTAGCAGTTGCCCATCTTTAGACATTTGATCAAAAAGAGCTTCTGAGCTTTTCTTATATGTGTTTAGGTTTTGTGCAAGTGACTTTTGATAGTCTGCGTTAATTTTGGCTTTTAGGGCCTTATGCTGTTCGGCATTTATCGCTTCTTTAGCAAGGGCCTCATCCATCACTTGAGCCATATAATCTCTGTCTTTTTTTGCTGCCTTCTGACCTTCCTTATACAATTCAGTGATCTGATCGTTATAGCCTTTAGCATTTTTAAAAGATAACTTATTTTGGCTCTCGGAAACTCTCTGCTGGATAGCCAAAGCGTCCTTTTGATTTGCAGCAAATTTACTTGTAGACTGTTGGAAGAATGTGATAATTTCGTTAAATGTTCTGCGTTGTACTTCGTTCATATTAGACGTGATTAGGCCCGTCTCTTCCTTTAACTTCTCAAACTGCTTCATTTTCTTACGAACTGTTTGTACATCTTGATCAATTTTTCCGACAAGCTGATCAGACCATTCCTCGCCCTTTTCTTTCATTTTCCCTTCTTGATCTTCAAAAAGACCATTAAGTACAGCCAATGCGTCTGTCTTAAATCCTTCTAATTCTTTAACTAAAGAAGATGACATTTTCTGATAAGTTTTAAGTAACCTATTTGCCATCTTATCTGCTTCTTCACCTGAAACCTGAGTTAATTGAAATAGCTGTGAAGTGGCTTTTTCACGTAGATTAACATATGATTCGGCCGCTTTTTGTGTCGCTTTAGAAACGCCCTCACCGTATAAAAGAGCCGATTCTTTTGCTTCTTCCTGGCGTTTCTTTTGGTTTTTCAACTGCTCATTATACGCATATGTCGCTACGGCAATACCGCCTATTAAAGCAGTCCCACCGACTATCGCAAGCCCTACTGGACCCGTAAATGCTAAAAGCGCTCCGATACCCATCGTAAGTGTTGCGACTGCTGTTGTGGCACCCAAGACACCCGTAGCAAACAGCGCCGTTTTAGCAACCGTTTGGGCTGTGGCAGAATCCATTTTGTTAAACATGGAAACGATATCTGCACCTTTATCAGCTAGGTTCCCAAGTGCAGGAAGTAGACTTTCAGTGAGTTTAATCTTCGCGCCTTCCACAGCTGATTGAAAAGCAATGATACTGCCTCGCGCATTATCAAGCATTGTATCAGCCATTTTTTTAGCCGCACCGTCCGATTCTTTTAGCGCCTTCGTGTTATCTTTTAATGCCTTACTGCCCTTTTGTAAAAGAATAGCCCAATGTTTATATGATTCAGCTCCGACAATGGTTTTTAAGGTTGCGGCTTGCTGTTCCTTCGTCATGCCCTTCATGCCATTTTCCATTTCGGCCACAACTTCCGGCATGCTTTTCATGTCTCCCGCCGCATCAAAGAACGCAAAACCTAATCTATCAATTTCTTTTTGAGCTTTTTTAGCTGGTGTCGCTAACCTAATTAAGGACGTACCAAAGGCTTGTCCTGCAATAGAACCTTGTAAACCTGCGTCACCAAACGCCATGACTGCGGCCGCTGACTCTTCTAGGCCCCATCCTAATGAATTGGCGTTAGGCGCAAGGAACTTCATGGCCTCTCCCATTTGCTCCACATTCGTATTTGCGTTAGCTGCACCGTATGCAATTACGTCCGATGCGTGCCCAGCTTCCGATGCTTTCATGGCAAAAGCTTGCATCATATTAGATGAAATATCGGCGGCAGCAGCTAAATCTAGTTGACCTGCAGCTGCTAAATTCAGCATACCTGGCATCGCTGCGTAAATGTCGTTTGCTTTAAATCCGGCCATTGCCAGGAAGCTTTGTGCGTCTGCTGCTTGGCTGGCGGTGAAAACAGTTGTTGCCCCCAACTCTTTAGCCTGGTTTTTCAGCTTTTCGACTTCTGCAGCTGTTCCCCCTGATATTGCTTTAACTTTACTCATTTGTGTTTCAAATGACATACCAACTTCTACAGCGTCTTTTAGTGGGAGGGCCAAGCTAGCGAAAGCAACACCAGTAGTCATCGCTACCGAAGCACCGGTACTTCTCATTTTGTTGCCAACTGTATTCATTCTTTGGCCCATTTTATAAAGTGATGAGGAAGTTCGTTTTATCTCAGCTTCCATCCTCTGAATTTTGTTGGTCGTTTGTGTTAACGCGTTTTGCGTCTTATTCATTTCAGCTGTTGCATAGTTCAAACGACGGGCAAGGTTTTGTGTCTCTTGTGCGTCCTTTCCCTTCTTGATAGCTGAATCTGCATAAGCTCTTTCAAGTGCTTTAACCTTCATTTTATGCTGATCTAATTGTTGTGAAAGGGTTTTGACTTTCGTCTGTGATGTTTTCAACTCATTGCCCCACACACCAACGGCAGTCCGATTCTTTTCAAATTCAGACTTTATGTTCTTCATTTGAACGGCAATTGCTTTCATTTCCCCGTTAAATTGGGACGAATTAGAATACAGCTTTACTTTAATGTCTTTGCTCAATCCCTCACCACCTTTTTACAGTCCAGGTATCTGATCAATATATAAAGGTTTATCCGATGCTGTAGCGTTCTTACTTGGCTTTTCCTTGCTCGCTTCTTTCCTACGTGCAAGGCGTTTTAGGTGATAGACAATGTCCATTTCGTCTATCTGATTTTGAGTAAAGCCAATGTCCTCTAATGCGTTATACATATCAAGGACAGCATCGGACAAACTTACTCCCCCGGCTCTGCTTCCTTTGCGGCTTCGGGATTCAATATATTACTTGCCTCAGCAATATTCCCGATGACATATTGTGCGGTCGCAAAGATGGTTTTGGTCAAAAGACGTGCGTCAATACCTGTATCGAATTCCTCTGCAGTAAACTTGTTTCCGAATACGTTACAAATGAACTCAGTTTGAGCACTCGTATGAAATCTTTCAGGATCGTTCGATTCAAAGTCTTCTACAATTTCTACTGCGGTCCTAAACAACTCGCCAGTAATAAAGCTAGGTGTGGAAAATTTCTTTTTCTTACCGTTAAAATGCAAGGTAATTGTCAATGCTTCCATGTTATTGCCTCCCGTTTACAAAATAAAAAAGAGCGTTATTAAACGCCCTTCCCAATGTCTACTGAACTTGTGGAATCCTCTGTATCTTTTCCCGTTGCAAACGACGCCCCGTCGTATACAACTTGTTTAAACCATTCATCCGGATCAAAGCCTTCATCGAATTCAGCTTGAGCCTTCCAACGATTTTTTCCTTTTTTGTTTTGCAGTGTCATAAAGCCCGCCTTGAATTTTGCTGTTTCAGGGTCTGCTTTACCCTCTGTGGTTTTATTTTCATTGGCCAGCAATTCAGGTAATCCCTTTAAGAACCAATAAAACCTATGCCCGCCCGTAGATGTTTTCGCTCTAAACCCGAAAGCCAAGAAAATAGCCTTATCATCAGAACTGGCAAAAGAAATTCCATTCTCGACCTTGTGACCGAAAATCTTGTTTTGCACCTCAATAGGCAAATCTGCTAGTTCTGCCTCAAGGTCAATGTCACCCATGTTGTTAAATGAATCATAGACGCCATTATCAGCCCAAAATTTAGATTGCTCGGATTTAGGATCGACTTTGACGTTCACGGCACCAGGCAACCTTTCAGGCTTTGCATATTCAAGCCCCTTATCATCATCCTGAATAAGCTCAGCATAATGAAACATGTCTAATCCGTAGATTGTTTTCCCCATCTGTTTTCCTCCTAGAAAAATGTTTTGACGTATCTCATGCCCCTGTGAAAGATTTTTGTATCTGTTTCGTAAAGATCCACTGAATCATATCTTCCGTAGCCTAAATCTTTCATCAGTTTGTCTATCAGTTTTGCTATTTCTGTCTCATGCGTTCGCGTGTCTGCTTTTGAAAATATACTTAGCTGAAAACGAACTTCACTAGCAGCTGCTTGGTTGTCTCTGTATTCCTGGTCCCTATTAGTAACCTCTGAAAATACAACTCTGGGGAATGCGGCCACATTATCGGCCACAAGATTATGAAAACCCCCCGTGACAAGCTGCTTTAATTCATCGTTTTTTATTAACGCTGCGCTCAATTCTTTCTTAGCATCAAAGCTCATTTAATAGGCGCCGTGATAATTCTTTCCATGATCTTCACAGCTTGTCCCTCCCCTTCGATTGCACTTTTTTCAATGAATGGATGCGGCGGCATTTTAGAAGTGCCCCATTCTAAAAAACGCCCTCTGTAAGCAACTTTTCTATTCGGCCCAACCGAAACAAACAGTTCACCGTCTTTTGATTCTCTTGCAGCTGAAACCGTGATGTTGTCGACCATGTGAGGCTGATTTTTTGAACTCTTATTCACGTTTCGTTTTTGGTGTTCTGCTATTACTTCTCCGCCAGCTTTAAGAGCAACCTTTTCAGCTTTTTCCACGTCGTCACCGATTTTATTGAAATATCTCGTTAAATCTTCGAACCCTTCAATGTCCATATCAGCCATTAATACCGACCTCATTACATGTGACTTCAAGTCGCTTCTTTTTATTTTCAATGTCGTTGAAATCCATTACGTCGAAAGTGCGATAGATTGGCTTCCCTGCCTCGTCTGTTCCAGTTTGATGAAGGATTCGCATGTCTTGTTTAACGTCTTCACGATATCTAATTGTGATTTTCTTCGGTGACTTGACGCCTAACGCACCCGCAACAAGCGTGTCTGACTTTGTGCCGGAAAATCCTTCAATTGAACCCCATGTCTCAAAGACATTTTCATAGGATTCATTCCAATTCAGCTCGTCATCTTGTACCCTTTTCTTTACTTGAAAGGTTAAGCGACGATTCAACTCGCTTATCTTCTTCATGCTCTTCTGCCTCCACATAGCGAAGTTGGGTTAGTTGATCCCGAATAGTAAAAGGGATGGATGAGCCGGAAACGCCTGACTCATACACCCCTCGATTTTCGTACCAATGAGCAACAAGCATGCCTGTTACAAGCGCATACTGCGCGTTACCTTCTACATATCGTCCTATACCATTTTTGATATATCCCTTTGCTGCAGTAATTAAGGTTTTTAGCAAAGCGTCATCTTGGTCGGTATCAACTTTTAAATATTCATCTTTCAGCATTTTTAAATCCATAGAAGTCCGCCTACTTATTCAGTATTTTCTTTACCCTCCAGTTTGTCGACTCGCGACTCTAAATCAGTGATCATTTTTTGCACTTCTGAATTGATATTGTCCCATTTAACGCTTCCTTTACCGATTGTCCGTGAGTTCACAGATCCATCGCCTAAGTGATCGTTTTTAATAGACCCAGTTTCAATTACTGCAGGATCGCCTTTTTCTCCTTTCGGACCTTGAGGACCTTGTTCACCAGGATCACCCTTTAACCCCTTCACATAAAGAGGATTTTCTTCGCTATTGTCTTTCACCGTAACTGCTGTGATAGGTTTACCATCAGGACCCGCCTCTGCAGACGTGAATACTCCATTACTTTCGTTTAGGTAATCTTTAGCCATGTTTAATCCATTCCTTTCAATTGTTTATTCTTTGTTCAGTTTGCTTTTCAGCTCTTTTATTTCGTCTTCCATTCCTTTGAGTCTAGTTTCTATTAATGAGTTAAGATGCTCCGGCATGACGCTTCCCGTCCCGATGTTTACCGAACGAACCGCTTTTTCGGCCAGCATTTCATGTGTCACGGTTCCTGGTGCAGCTGATCCGCCGCCACCTAGACTCACTTCCTGGCCGTCTTTGACGATTTTTCCTCCTGCAAACTCTAATACACCACCAATGACAGTGCGATCCCCGCCATCAGTGATGTAATTTTTTGTCACTCGCATGACTCTTCACCCCCTTCTCGATTTACTCACTTATTGACAATTGACCGTATACTACCGCTTCTTTATCCCAAGCCACAACGTCTTCACGTTCAATAGCTCGTACTTTCGTTGTATTTGTTTCAAATGAACCTGCAGCAAGATTCGTATAGTCGATAGATTGTTGCTGACGATCAAATAAGACAACTGCCTCTTTTAAATCACCAACGATTACAGGCGCTTTTCCTGCTTTTGTTTTCAAGACTTTGTTTGAAATCACTACCACGCGGCGACCAAACAACATTTTGTTTGTCGGTTCAGAAGGAATATCCTTGAGTAGATATTTACCGTCCGCATCTTTCAATTGATCGAGATAGTTAAACCCGTCTTGGTTTGTCATGATGATGGCACCAGCTGAAATGGCGGTATCTAGGGTAACGTTTAAAGTCTTTTTAATGTCATCCAAGCCCTTAAATTCAACCTTTTTCAAACCGTCAAGGATAGCCAGGATAAGAGCGTTTCTTGTTGCGACTGATTTTTTAACGAACCACTTCGCAACATATGTCATGATCGCTTGATCTGTATCCTGCAGCAATGTATTTGAAAGTGGTAAAAGCCCAGCATAATCAGTGATGCTATATGATAGTTTTGTAAACTTAGGCTGGTCTGTTTCTGGAATTTCTCCCATTTCCTCGATGTCTAGGAATGGTGTCATGTCTGCATTTTTTTCAAGCATGCGACTACCTGATCTTACTGCCACCGGCTCGACCGTGACATATTGCTCAAGTTGATGTAATTGCTCCCTTTTTAGCTCTTTAATAGTTCTTGAAATATCTTCGGGGATCAGGATTCCGCCATCTTCTTCGTTTTTTCCTGACATCGCTCTGAATTCAGGATTTTCTAAGAATTCACGCTCTTCATGTGTTAATGATTTACCTCGAAGAGACTTCATGAACAACTTGGTGAATTTCTTTTGACGTTCTTCCTTATCCCCTTCGGCTCCTTTTCGTCCCTCCGGGTTACGTTCTAGCTCCGGCACAAAATTTTCACCGCCAGGTAAATCAGGAACGTTCAGTGTTCGGCCTTCTACCATCAATTCAATTTGATTCTTAATCTCTTTCACTTCATCGAGAAGCTGGCGTGCTTCATCTGTTTTTCCTTCTGCTAGTGCTTTATCAGCATCTTCTTTCTTTCGTGTAAACTGCTGACGCAGTTCAATTTCTTTTTTTGTCATTTTTATTTTTCCTCCTTATAGAACGCAAAAAAGCCTTATTCAGGAAGATCAAGGCTTAATAGTTCCAATTCAATTTTTAAAATTTCATCTGTTGGTGCACTTCGTAGTTCTTTCATTTCTTCTACTTTCTCTAAGCTGCGGGCACCTACCACAGCTTCGGTATCGCTATACGCTGGTGTCGTTACAAGAGAAATGTCATAAATTCGGTGAATGCTGTTTATTCTTCGTTCGTATATGTCTTCATCTTCATTTATGCGCCACTCGTCAGGTTCTTCGCCGTTATAATCCAATGAAAAGGCAAAAGAACATTGATTAATAACGCCGCTGCGTATATTCTCCATGAGATCGCGCGCATATGACGTGTCTGACGGTTTAAATCTAAATTTAAGACCTGTTCCATCTATTTCCAGTTCAAGCCGTCCTGAATCACCTGGAACGGTATTTCGCGCTAGGGGAAAATCTTCTCTGTGGTTGAACAATGCAATAACATTTGATAGATCGGTAGATTCTAAAGCATCCCTGCTTATGATCTCCTTGAACCACCCCAATCGCTCGGACCACTTTTCAAACTTCAAAGCATAGCCTTCCACATATTCGGATTGTCCTTCTCCATCAGAACGGATCTCAATTGGCGTCGTGAGAAGCCGCACTTCTTTTTCTTTACTCATTCTTGCTGTCACCTCCCTTCATGGTTGCACCAGCTTTAAGCCCCTGGTATTCTTCCATGAAATCAAGGAACACATAATTCAAGCTAGAAAGATATTTTTCGCCATGTTCGATAGGATTTCTTTCGAGTAAGTCACGAACCTCATTTTTATTTAATATTCCTGATTCGATCATAAATTTGAAATACTCGGCTTGAGTTTTACTATCGCCGCGCAGTTCACTATCAATGTTGAACTTTACATAATGGCCCGCTTTTTGATCATTGTCGGTAAACAGTTTGATATTTAACTCCTGTTCAAAGTTGACTATCCAGGGCTGCAGGGTGTTTTTTACATATTCCAGGGATTGATGCTCAATGTTTGAAAATGTGGCTTTATCAAGCTCATTGAGTTTATGCAACGGAACTTTATATATCATTGCAATTTGAGCTTTGTTGAACTTCATCGACTCGACGAATTGGGCTTCTTGCAACGGCATTGCAATAGATTGATATTCTAGCCCATTGTCAATAATGGCTATATTTTCACCTTGGTTGACCCGTTTCCATTCTTTCCTTACGTTTTCCTTGGGCTTCTCATCCAAGAAGGATGGGACCTTTAGGATGCCGCGCGGCGTGGCTTCGTTTTTATATAGTTTTGCGTTATATTTTGTGGCAGCTGCTTGAGCGCCTATATGCTCTCTCACTACCCCGATAGGCGACTTACCGTGTATGCCGTCCGTAGATAACCCTTTAAAGTGCAGTAGTTGGTGTTCGTATAGTTCTATCATTCTTCCATTCACAATGGTTTGATACCAAATCATTCCTGTTTCGGGATGAATATATGCGTTTGTCGCATCTGGCCGCAACGGGTAAAGATTTTCAGGGAATCCATGCGCCCCAAACTTAATCATCGAATAGGCATTTCCCCATGTAAGGGCATGCGTCATCATCAGCTTTTTCCAGACATATGCTGTCATGTACGGGTTTGGCCTTGCGTAGATCATATAGGCTGATGGATGATTAGGGTTTCTGTTGACTCCTTGACTCTCTTTTTTAAATGTGTGTATCGGTAGCTTTGCGATGTCATCAGAAAGTACGTTGACACATGCGAAAATGTCCGGCTGCACAAGTGAATTGCTTTCACTGACTCTTTCACCGCTTGCCGTTTCTCGTCCTCCGAATAGATTGATCAGCTGACTGAAACCGTCTAACGTTTTTGAGCCGGATCGTTTTTCAAAAAACTTGTCTATAAACATTTATTTCACCTCTCTTTCTGCAACGCGTGACTTGACAGCAGGTAGGCGTAAAACATAAAAAATACACCCGTCAGAAATAGACCGATGTTTGTATTTACCCGATACGCTGCCAGCAGAATAAAGATGCACCCTCCAATAAACAGCAAGTCGTTTAATATTGATTTCAGAAGTACAATGAATTTTTTCACTCTCTCACATCCTAAAAACTGAAATTTCCTGAAAAGTGTTCGTTTAAGTCAACGTTTGCACCCATATCGTGATACATTGCTCTTGCAAAAGCGTTCATAACGGCTGCAGCTGGATCTATTCTTTGCGGTGATTTCGCTTTGTCTAACATGATATTTTCTTGAGCGTCTTGTTTAACGATTGCGTTGTTATACGCAAATGTTAGCAATGGATCGTCAGCATGTATGACCTTGCCCTCGTATACCTTTTGTCTGTAATTCTTCGTAGGTAAAGAAAGATGCTGAATCCTTTGCGGCAGCTCAACCATATTAAACCCCTTACTCTCAAGCCGTTGTGCAAGGTGCAGCGCATTCCATTTGTCGTAAGCAGCTTCAATGACCCTTAATTTGTTGACGTGAGCAAATTCAATGATCCACCTTTCCACAAATTGATAGTCAACTGCCTCCCCTGGTGTGAATGTCATCCAACCTTGATCACGCCATAAATCATAAGGCACTTTATCAGTAGCCATTTTCTCTTTTGCCTTTTCCTCTGGAATGAAGGAATGCTGGCCGACATAATAAAAACCATCAAGAACGCCAACCCACCCGACAGAAGTCAAGTCCGTTGTCATAGATAAATCTAACCCAAGATAGATCGCCATCTCTTTTAGATCAGGTATTTCACCATGACAGGCCCGCCATTTTGACATTTTCATGTAGCCGTTGTCCTTTTGATCGACCCATATGTCCATGTTTTTTGTGAGGAAACTTCTCATCTTTTCAGGCACGTCTAATGCAACTTTTATCGCTGACCTTAGTGATTCCATCCCTTCTGGGTAAGTTGCTACAATTGGATTTGCCTTGATCCAGTTCGACTCATCCTTTACGTCGTCTTCGGGATCAAGTTCACAGATCATAACAAAATAGTCATCGTTTTCAATTTCAATGTCGGGATCAAGAATTTTGGAAACATATTGATACTCTTTGAAACACGGCCCGTTTAAGTTGAAACCTGCGGTAGTAATAATAACCATCAAAGGACTTCGACGTGCGACCATTCCACTGTCAATAACATCATAAATTTCACTTGTTTCATGTGCTTGGTATTCGTCGACTATTCCAAGAGAAGGGTTTTTTCCGTCTCCTACCTTTCGGGCTTCACGGGATAACGGTTTGATGATTGAATTTGTTGCGTATTTTGTTACCTGCCCGTTAGCGTCTGTGTATTTCCCTTCTAAAATAGGTGCGTGCTTTAGTTGTTCAATGATTGCTTGATAGACTTCATCTGACTGCTCTCTTGACCAACCAGCAATAAACACGCGGTGTTTTTCTTTAGTAGGAAAGATTTCATATGAAGCCATGATAGCCAGCAATTGTGATTTCGCGTTTTTTCTCGCTAACTGGATGTATGCTTTTCTAAAACGCCTGGCACCATTTACCTTTTTGTAAAAGCCGTAGATATTAGCAGCATTGAACAGCTGAAAGTCTGTAAGTTCAATTGGCTTACCAGCTAATATCCCTTCGACATGATTAAATTGCTTGGCCCATTCATAGAAGTCTAGAACTGCTTCCGCATCAAAATAATACGGGCAATCTTCATCTGCTAACCGCTCTACGTCTTTAATGAACCTCTGAACAGCCCACTTGTGTTTCTTCCCTGCTTTTATTTCCCCCGATTCGATCTTTTCGCAATATGACCAGACGCGCTCAATTAAAAGCTCCGCTGTCATTTCTTGCGTTAGCATTACATGCGACCTCCAAAGCGTTCTTCTTCTTTTGTCTTAGGCTTGTCTTCTTTCTTTGGGATAACGAGTTTACAGCGTGAGGAAATGGTTAAGCCTAAATCACTTGATGCTTGTCTGCATTGTTTAAATAATTTGTCTTGATTTATAAGAAGATCACTGTAGGCAGGATTCGCAATTTCAAACTTTTCTCCCTCTGAATTTTCGGTAAGTGCAGTAATCGGCGTATCTAATATGATTTCTGTTATATCTAAATATTGTTTTCTTGCAAATAAAAAACGGGCAAGCGCATCTACATCTAAATTTGTCATAATTCCGATGTTTTTGAGCTCGTCCGCTATCTTTTTGAATTCTCTTTTTAAATCTTTTGGTAAATATGCTGGTGCTTTTACTTTATCATTTGGCGCCTTTACTTCTTGTTTCCTTCTTTGCTCAATCTCTTTCTTGGTAAGGTTTTTCTTGCCCTTTACCAACAATAAATCTACAGGTTGTCTAGGCCTCGCCATCCTCTCACCTCCTTTCAAACTTTCATTTAGGGAATTTTCCCTAATGTTGAGGGAGACGCGGTCTACGGCAAATCGTTTCTAGAGATTTAACCCTGGGGGGTGCCTTCAACCTCAATGCGAAGCTGATTCATTTTTCTTTCTAAATCTGCTCGTATGGAATCTATTTTCTTTTGGTGTTGAAGTAGGCTTTTGTTCCTCGTCATCCGAATAGGATTATATAGCTTACTGATCCTGCTTTGCTGCTTTCTGATTTCTGCGTTTGTATAGTAAGATGTGTACTCAGCTTTACACCTCGGACAAACTAGAAGATGTTGTTTAATTCCTTCGCCAATCTTTCTAATCCTAGAACAACTTTTAATAATGAATGTTGTTCCACATTGATCACACACGCATGTTTGATTATCCATTCCCAAACCCTCCATCTTCTTTGGCGGTCTTTCTGTTATGGCAGGACGCACACAACGGCTGCCAGTTAGAAGAATCCCAAAACAGTTTCTTATCTCCCTTATGCGGTTTGATATGGTCCACTACTGTAGCGGCAATCCGTTTGCCTTGTAGCATACAAGACTGACACAAAGGGTGCTTTCTTAAATAGCCTTCACGGGCTTTACGCCATCGGCTGTTATAGCCACGGCGTGATGACGATTCACGGAACAGATCATATAAAGGCTTCGATAACTTATGTTTCTGGCAATATCCTTCACGCGTTAGCTGAGGACATCCGGGTTCATTACAAGGTTTCAACGGTTTCATCATAAATCGGTACTCCTGGATTTAATCCATCCCATGGGTATAACTTGTCTATTTCAATAACTTCCAAACTCATTCCCCCATCAAGAATAATAACGCCGGTTTGAGCTGCTTTCCTGACTTCTTCTCTCAAAATTTCCTTTGGTTCCTTTTCTAATCGACTTTCTGTTTTAAGAACTAAAATTTTCATTTGATTTCCCCCATATAAAAAAGCATCCCGCCGGATGCTTATTTCAAAAGTTCTATTAATCTTTCTCTTTTTTCTGTATCTAGCATATGGTTACTTTCGAGCCATGAGCGCATTAATATATACATTCCGTCGGTGTTTAAACCAATTCTCTTTTCATCGCCTTGTTTAGATAGAATATCCACGTTTCCGTTATCTTGTACTGAAAAGAAAGGTGATTCCGCCTTATTATGGGTGCTACAATGGTTTTTATTCCACATGTTATCCCCTCCCTTCTTTTTGCGTGAAAAAATACTTAAAAAAATTACACCCTAAGCAATTTTTAAAGTTGAAATCCACCTTAAAAAGAAGCATTAAAGAGTATAAACACTTTTAAGATACTCATTAAACTTTTTCGATTCTTCGATAATATTATATTCTTTAACTTTTTTTGTGAGTTCTTCTTTGATTGAAGTCAGTTTTTCTTCGAGATAATAGGATTGTTCAATATCTTCACAAAATAACTCTTTAATACAATCCTCAGTAATACTATGTTTTGCAGTAACAATATTTAACTCAGCCTTCTTTTGATTCAATAATTCTATAAGGACTTTATCAAAAGCTTCTCTTACATGCCGATGAGTATTTTGTTTATTTGTAAAGTAAGCAGTTCTTCTTACATAAATCATAAGATCATTATGTGAATAATCAAGTTCTTCTGCTACTAAGGGAATTACTTCTTCAATAAAATATTTTAGAGTATCTTCTCTATTAACAATAGCCATTCAAATCACCTCCCTTTCTTTTTATCGACAGAAAGTAAGCACATGGAACTATCTGCAGAATTTGTCGAACGAAAAAACGACCTCCATTGGAAGCCGCTCTCAATTTATCACCTAATACCATCATAACCGCTCTGATGCGAAATACTTTGCCAAGATCGTGCCAAAAGTGTGCCAAATTCCTTTAAAATGAATGTAATCTATTAAAAATCATCACCCACCAACTGAAGCACATGCTGCTGTACCTAATAAAGCAGCTGAACCAATTAAAACATTAGCGACTTGGTCATACTTATCTCCATTTGCTTTAATTATTTCTCCTAAAAGTATTATTCCAGTAGTTACAAAAGTAGAACAGCCTCCTGTTGCACCTGTACTCGCTGACATTTGTTTATAATCCATCGCTATAATATTTGCCATCACAGCGTTATGATTAAAACTTGGGGGCACTGAACCTGAATTCAACAAAGATTGGAATAGTACTTGAACCCTTGTTTGGGCAGAGATTGAAATCCCCGCTAGTGTTGGCATATCAATTTTAAGACTATCGAGAACACTTTGACAATCAGTAATCGCTTTTTTTGCCTCTTCCTGTAGATTTCCAAAATTACTTTCGATTCTTTTTTGTAAATCGATTAAGTTAGTTACTTCGATTTTTCCCAATTCGTGTTTAGCCTTTTCTGACCAATCACCCAAAGTGCCACCAATTCGAACATCAAGATCCACATCAAATATTTTGGGTAAATTAGGTAATCCCGGCATTACAATTCCCTCCATTAAGTTTATTCCATTATAGTCTTTACAATAAAATAAATTTTTATTTATCCACACAATCCACCAATTCACCATATCTAATATTGTGTCTAACTCAGGGAATCTCTGAATCCTTTGCCCCTCTTGCCTTTCAGCTAATCCCTTAAAATGAGTTAGGCATTTTCTCGATATGGCGAACTGTTAATAAAATTGCATACAAAAAAACTCACCATTATACAACAGTGAGTCCATTAATTATTTTTTCACAGTAAACAAATCAGAGATGTTAAAATCTATAAGGTATACGCGATTTTTTAATTTCATCAGCAGCAATTTGAATATCTTCTAATTCAAGGAACTTTCGAAGCCCTTCTAAGTTGATATCCATATTGTTTTTCGGTCCAATAGTTACACCAGAAACAGAATCTTTTTGAAATTCCATTTCTATATAAGGAATAAATGTTCCATTTGATATTCTGCATTTATATTTTTCTTTATTATTAGGAAAATAAATTGCTAACCTAAACTCTTCTTCTTGAGAAAAACACTCATCTTTAAAAAAGATGGAACAACAATGTATTAACTCTAAAGCACCCAACAAAATCATGGCTGATGCTTTAGCTAAATTCTCTGGTGATGAAATTTCTTCTAATTTCTCAATAGCCTCTGCTGATAAATCACCTAATGATTCCTCTCCATAATCTCCTGATAATGCTACTTTGAAAAATTCTTTATAATCCTCTTTCGATAAATTTATGTCCATATTAAGGATTTTCAATAAATTAAATATATTAATCAACACTTGTTGCTTCAAAATTTCTTTTTGCTTGGTGATATCGTAATTCACATGTGAATACAGTACATGATAGCCTTTTCCTTCAAAGCTCTCAATTAACTTTTCAATATCAAACATTATACAATAACCATCATTTTGTGAGTAATTGGACCACAGCAAATTTGAATCTTGATTCACACTAAAAGATAGTGAGTAATAATTCATTTTATTCTCCACAAAATATAATTCAATCATTTTATCATACTCATCAAGAATAGATTTAGTTACATTTTGATTTAACCCTTCTTCTTCACACAAAGAAATCATTATCTCTCTACTTAACTTTAATGTATACTTAATTTCAGTCATATCATTTAAAAAGTCAATGTGAGAAATCCAAAACATATTATTTTCTAAAATCCCCTTAAAACCATGAATATCTGTGTAGTGGTATATTTTTTGTGGAGTCGATTTATCAGATAATATTTTGCTAATATGTTCTTTAAAAAGAATATTGTAGCTTTCCGTCAAATCCATTATGTTCACTCCTAATAGTAAGATTATTATTAATATAACCTCTTGGAAATTTTCTTCAAGTATTAAATTAGATTTAACCACTATTAGTCTTGTATTTCCTTTTTAAAAAAGTAATTTATAAACCAAAATCGTCCATTGTTTTATCCATCGTGTCCTGAGTGATCCCTATATATCGCAATGTAATGTCTGGGCTAGAATGGTTGAATATTTCTTGCAGCAAGGCCACATCCTTGAATTTCTTATAATGCCAGTAACCAAACGTTTTCCTTAGTGTATGTGTCCCTATGCTATCGAGGCCAACATACTCCGCTGCCTCTCTCAATATATTGTATGCACTACTGCGACTGATAGGCTTGTTTAGCCCCTCCCTGCTTCTAAATACATACTCTTGATCATCGCAATCTTTAATATATTGATCTAGTGCTTTCCGAAGCGTCTTGTTTATCTTGATTCTTTTTTCTTTGCCTGTTTTCTTCTCCCTTAAAGACACATATTGTTTCTTAACGTCTTTGACACGTAATTGAAGAAGATCAGATATTCTCAAGCCTAGATTGATTCCGGCCACAAAAAGCAGCAGGTTTCTTTTGTTCCGCTCTCCAAGATATTTCTTTATATAATGGATCTGATCAAGGTCCCTTATCGGCTGAACGAAATTCATAATTTATCCACCTGCTTATATACTTCTTCTCCAAGCGCGAATGCCAGTCTATAATATGCTTTATTTTTAACACGATAGTAATTCCTTTGGCTGAGACCCATTTCAGCATAAATCTCGTAATCATACATTTCTTCATCCTGCATATAGAGCATTACCAAGATGCGGCGCTCTTTTTGCGTAAGGCGATTAATTGCACGCTGAATCCGTTTCATGAACTGATCACGCTCAATTTCCCAATCTATTTTTTTAATGGCTGCATCCTCGGTCGATGAGTGAAACTGATTGGAGAAACTCGGCGGCGTAATGGTATATGTTGTTGTGATCTTTGGAAGAAAGTTTTCCGGCGTTTGAAGCCTTAACATTTTATACTTTTCTAGCATTCTTTCCATCTTTGCTTTTGTTTTTTCGCTGTCAATTTGAGGGATACCTAAAATCATTTGATCCATTTGTTCGTTTGGTTTTTTATAATTTTTTTTAGTCATCCCGTTTACTCCTTTGATTTTCTACTCTGCTTTGGCTATATTCAGTCTTTACATCTTTCCTCTTTCTAAAAATTCTTGCGTTTAATGGTGCTGCTCTTTTCAGACAAAAAAACGGACACCAACCAACACCATTTGAAAGGTGTTGGTTGGTGTCCGCAGGCTCCCCGTCTTGGACATTAATGCTGATAATCTAAAAATCTATTTTACTCGAATATAATGAATCACCTTTCTTTTGTAAAATGATCTTTTTTATTTTTAAAACCTTAGAATAGTTTCCTTTAGAATAAACTAATCTGTCATTTACCCAATCATTAAGAAGACTATCCTGAATAACAATTTTTTCTCCAGGAACAATTTTTTTTTCATTACCCATTAAATGATACTGAGTTTGTTTACTATTCTCTCGAACACAAACAACATTAAAAGAAAAACTAATTAGTTTTGGATCAATATTTAATACAGTTAATAAAGTTTTACAATGAATATAACCAGAAAATAATTGATTAGTAAGACGTTTCAAATCTCCTGATCCTGTATATTTAAGCTCAAAGATATGACATTTATAATTGTCATTATTCTTTTCTATAAAGATTCCATCCGGAAAATTATTCAAAAGAAAAAAAGCAAGTCTACTACTTTCTGAGTTGCCTTTTTTTTGAATACAGAAAGCTTTATAAAGATCTATTGAAGAGACTAAATTAATATCTAATTTCATTACGGCTTTCAAATCTTTGTTATCAATTTGCTCTTTTAAAAATGTAGAACCATTAATTTTTATCAAATCATCTTTTTTTATTAAGGTCATTTCAGGAACCATTTTACTCTACCCTCAATCTTTATTCTGATTAAATGAATCTTGCGGCTCTAATGTGTTCTGTATGTCTAACGTCTCTTCATAGAGATTATTTAGCTCATTTGAAAACAAATCAATTTTATATCCAAATTCAGTTTTATTTTTTTCTTCGAGAATTGATTCCCCATTAGAGAACTTTAACTCATAAACTTTGGAAGAACTTAGATTTTTATCGGTTAAAATAAGGTTGTTTAAATAGGAAAAAAACACGTCACTATGTGTGGTTATTATAATTTTTGTTCCGGATTTTATTAAATTTTTAAAATAAGCCAACAGTTCCCTTATACTCTTTAAGGATAAGTGAGCTTCTGGCTCTTCAATAATTACCTTATAATAATTTTCCAAAGGGTTAGATAAAATAAGATATGGAATAAGCCTGTTTTGTTTTGTAGAGAAAAGTTCTCTTTTTATATATTTACCGTCTATCTGTTTTATACTTTTAATGTCCCCTTCTTCATCAAAGTTAATTTCCCCTCCAAAAATTCCTTCTAGATTGGAGTCAATCTTCATATTTACATGTCCAATTTTACTTAATGTGTCTTTATATTCTAAGTATTCTATATTAAATAGATGTTCACTATATCTAATCTTGGATTTTTTCTGCACGGAGGAATATTTATTTTCTTGAGCTTCATTTAATGTTTTTGTTAGAGCATTATCAATAAACAAATTTCGCTCAGAAGGTAAATATAGAATTTTCCCATAAGTGTCTACATCATTAAAATAGCTAAAGAGATATTGATTTTTCAATCTGTTTTTCAAATCATTTATTGGATCATACAAATCTTTTCGTTCTGCTATAAAAAAGGATTCAATCGATTGAAACCTCGGCTTCTTAAACTCAATTACATATGAGAAGGAATTAGAATAATTAGATCCTTTAAGAGACATTTCTACCAAATATACACGTTCATCATATTTAGTTAAAGTACAAGTGATTTCAGTAAAGTCTGGAATTCTTGGATTAATAAATAAATTAAAGTCTAATTTTGATTCATCAACCATAAGAATTTCCCTATTTAACTTATTAATTGTTTGTTTTTTTAATTCTTCAAACCATTTCTTTATATCATTATTCATTTCATCTAGAACATCATCATCTATTCTAACTTTCATTTCAAATTTATGTTTTGGCTTATGAGATTCTTCTAGTTCTTCTTCAATGAATTCTTTAACGTTTTCCCAATCTGCGTCAATATCAAATTGGTTCGAGTATTTTTTAAATAATTTCCCCATAATCGCATTCACCTGAATTTTATAAAAATTAATAATGAATGTAGTTGCTTCTAAAAGAAGAGTTTTACCAGAACCATTGTCTCCTACAATCACTGTCAATTCTGCATCTTCAAATGATGCGCTTTTCACTTGACCAAGATTTTTAATTTCGATTTTCATAATATCCCCGCTCTCTATCCTCATTACCTATATTATATACTAAAACAAAGTTTTCATAACGGTTTTCAAATAAAGCAAGCTGATTTTTTATACTCAAATGAAAGATCCATTGACTATTTCTTGACACCATCATAACCCGACGAACCCCTGCTATCGTCTAGTTTTATAACTGAAATCAAATCTAACTCGGTCAAAACTTCCTTTAATCGTTTCGATGATTGTGTGGCCGTGTTCGGGAGCCTCTATGTAATGCGCTGTGTTGTTGATCCCGTCCAGCACGATCACTTGTACCTTGCCTTGTTCAACTAATGTTGTGAAAGGCTCGTTTTTTGTTAATGAGATAGTCTGTGGTCTATTCACAATCTTCACTCCAATGTGATATAATTAAGGTTCATAAGTTTAATCACTCACATTGAACTGATGTGAATTCTACCGCTGAGACTCGACGGATTGATCTGTGCGCTGCCAACGCCAGTCTTTACGTTTGAGTCTCTTTTTATATGGCTTGGGTGGATGTTGCTGCCTATAAGCTACTAGTTCATCCTCTGACATAACCCACGCTTTAACTGGACCTGCTTTGTATGGATTCACTACAGTCTCCAATATGCTCACCTCCTTTTATTCGTCACGCTGCGGAACGTTGAGATTAAAGATTCTTTCGAGTTCTTCGTCAGTCAGTTTCTCGCAATGCTCCCGCCCATAAGCCCCATTTTTAAGACTCAACCACTCAATCAAAAATTCTCTTTCTGATGTTGTCATCACTTGATGCCTCCCCTCTTCTTGAGGTGGCGCATGGCTGCTGTCTTTATCCGTTTCGGACAATCTTCATATCTCGAAATGACTTCCAGCTGGCGTGCTGTCGCTTTTTCAAATGGCAACAGGATGCTTTTTCTTTTCATGCTTGTCTTCCTTTCCAAAAACTCCACCTTTACGTGGTTCGATCTTTCCCAACTCTGCTTGATCAAGTATCAGCAACAGGATGTCATCGACATTGCGGACCAAACGATTTGCGATGTGTCTGATCGGTTCATGGTCCTGCCACATTTGTCTAAATAAAATGATGTCTTTTTCATCCCATATGAAATCGCTGTGCGGGCAAGCGTAGTAAACCGGTTGTTGTTCAAACAGCTTGCGTAAATCTCTTTTTTTGTAGCTCATTGTGCATTTTTTGATATACATAGGCTCGTTTGCGCCGACACCGTTCGGTCGCTCCTTGATTTTTCCTCTTTTTGAAAAATCAATCATCAGTAGCAACACTTCTTCTGATGGTCGGTTAAATAACTCCGCCATCTCTTCGATCGATCTACCTTCGTACCAGTAATCAAGAAAACGTTTAAGGCCAACAATCGTCCATTCAAAATTGACATGATCCAAAATGATTCTAGTGACACTCATTTTGCAATTTCCTTTCTGCGACCGACCTCTTTATGTACAACGTGCACAGATGTCGTCAAATTCTTTTCTACGAGCCAATAAAGTGGGTTTAACCCATTTACCACTAAAATCTTCCTTTCGGCTCTCGTGGGCTTTCTACCGCCTTTTTTCATGATCGTTCCTCCTTGTGTTTTTTATAGGCTATTAAACTAGCAATTTGGGACGCTATTGAATTGCTGATGGTCATAGTTCTCTCCTAAAATGGCAATTCTTCGTCACGCTTATCAAAGGTGTCTTTAAACAAAATGTATTTAGACTTTTTTGTCATGCGTGATACAAGTTTTGTGTCGTACATTTGTTTTAGTTTGTCCCCTGTTAAATTGGATGTGTAAATCGTTGTTTTATCCTGTCTAGCTGATGTGACTGCATAAAGTATCTTGTGAATAAAGTTGGTGGCTTCGCTCTTTGAATGTTCAGATCCCGTTTCAGCACCTACATCATCAATCACTAGATAATCCACATCACCAATAAGCCCTGTTACATAACTTTGTGTGAATTTACTTTCTTTGTTGTTGAAAGAGTCTTGAATTGCAAAAGCAGCATCAGCAAGGTTTACAAATAAGCATGATTTCCCCATATCCTCAGGGTTGTCTGGATCAGGTGGCACATTGAGAGCTTTAAGTGCTGCGTAAGCTAGATGACTCTTCCCTACTCCTGGATGACCTTGCAGAAAGATATTAAACACTTTTCCTTGTTTCAAATAACCAACAAGCTCCATCATGAGGCGTTTATTTGCCGTTTCCTCAGGCTCAGTTACTTTGTAATTATCAAACGTCGCATTCGCAATGGTCCTGTCTCGGAAGATGCTACGTTTCTCCAGCATGTTGAAATTTTTTGTCCGCTGGCTAAGCTCGATCTGCCTCTCCAAGTCTTTTTGAATCTTCTTCTCATCTGCCTCCAGCTCACATCTTGGGCAGATTATTTTGCCATTGAGGATCATCATGCGAACAGGCTTGATGACATCCTCGTTCCCTCTTGTGAATGTGTGTTTATTGCAGTATTCAGAATGGAAGGTCATTCTTGCGTTTAAGGACTCCGCCGCCACTGATTTGATGCTCTGCATTTTTTATCACCCCCACACCTTCATTCAGGTATCCTTCAAACTTCGTTCCAAACAATGTTGATGGCTGCAGGTATTTATTCATTTTGTCGTCTTTAAGCCATTGATGAGTCTTTGTAAGAATCACTGTTTTAAAGTCTTCAAATCTAAATCCGTCATTCCAGCGTGCTTTAATTAATCTTTGTGTAGCTGCAGATGAATGTCTGAATGACTTCCCTGTTACTTTGTTCAAAAGATCAACAATCAGCTTGAATGGAATTTCAGATTCTTGAGTTTCAGGATCATCAGTCGGGTTGCTCGACAATATATCTTTTAATTCTTTATCTTTATCTAGTTCTTTATCTATATCTGTTGCGTGACTTGGTGTGACGTTGATCGTGACGTCACGTGACATGTTATTTTTTGGTTGTGGCAGACTCTGTTTTTTGCGTTGTTTTTGCTTTCTCAATCGGTTCTGCTCCCTGATCTTTTCGAGAGCATCTAAATTCTGATGTTTCTCCCAATTACATATACTGATATAATTCTGTTCATTAATTTCTATCATGCCGAATTTCCTGAATGTGTCTAAAGCCATACGAACAATTCCTAATGGTCTTCCAAAGATATGCGCTAACATTTCGTCTGTGTAAGGCACGTTTTCGCTTAGATAAATAAAACCAGATGCGTTAGTTTTTCCTGCTTGAGCAAGTAATTTAACCCATATAATCAACAGAGTGTCAGATTCAGGCATTTGTTCAATGAGTTTAATTTTTTCATCATCGAACATCTGGGTGCTTAGCTTCACCCATTTGACTTCACCCATCTTCAAAATCCTCCTAATGTTTTTGATAAATAGTTTTTCTAATTGAAGCTTGTCCTTTAAAAAAAGGTGAAACAAATGTTTCAAGCCTCTTTAGTTTTTTTGTTCTTTTCTTTTTTTACTGGTGTATAATAAGGCGCCACAGCCTCAGTAAAAAGTTTTTCTCTGTCTTCAGTTCCAAAGAAAACTTCTCCAAGAAACAGGTTGCTTTTTCTCTTTTGCTTTTTCTTAGCCATAAAGATCACCTCGACACATAATATGCAATGTGGACAGTAGGACTACCCACCAAAAAAATCGGCAGTTTCAAATTTGAATATCCCAACCATTATTCCTGACAGGTATTAAATTATTCAAAAAAAAGCTTGGCTTTTATGCCAACTTGTTCTGAAATTCTCTCTAAGCTTTTAAAAGTAGGAGAAATTTTTCCGTTTTCTAGTCTCGATATATAAGAACCCGTAAAACCCATCACTTCTGCGAATTCTTCTTGAGAAAGACCACTCTCTTTTCTTTTCGTTTTCAACATTTTAGCTAGTTCATCCAGGTCAATCACACAGCACCCCCTAATATTCCTGTCAGGAATGAATATACCACACAGGAATATTATTGGCAAGTCTTTTCCAAAAGAAATATTCCCGTCTGGAAAGTCAGTATGCTATAATTATTATGTAATTTTGGTTAAACTGTTACGATCAAAGGTGGTTTAAAAATGGAGAATAGAAAAATCGGTTTTGCTGTAAAGCGTCTACGTTTAAAAAAGAAGAAAACTGTAGAAGAGGCAGCTAAGGAAATTGGTATATCTCAAAGCTATTTATCTAGAATTGAGAATAACTCACAAATTCCCTCCGTTAAAGTTATAAATAAAATAGCAGATTATTTTGATGTACATAGTTCATATTTATTTTTGGATGAAGAAAGCATAAATAGCTTTACTGAAAAAGAGAACGAATTATTCTCAAGCAAACATATTAATATAAATGACCTTGAAAAATTAAATATTGTTCATGACAACGGCTCTAAAATCACAAAAGAAGAAATTAATTATGTAATTGATCGCCTAAAGGAACTAAGAGAATTAAGAGAAAATTATTTAAAAGGAAAAGAATAATTTATTTTTTTTTGCTTTCTTCTTCAAGTTTCTTTATTTTAGATATTTCTCTCTCTATTTTTTCAATAAGTTGTTCGTAACTAGACAATATACTTTCCCCCTAATTTAACTAGTGTTTCCTGTTTTATTGTTTTCCCAAAACAGGAAACACCTCTTTAAAACACGAAAGACGATACCATTTCTGGTAACGTCTTTTTTTACATCCCTACTCTTACTTCTTTTGTTTGAATAATCATTTCTTTTTCACTCTTCATATCAGCGTCCTTCACTCCGGCTGGTAAAAGAAAAATTGTTATTATAAATAAGCTAGTTAATACTTTCATACTTTCACCTCCCCTGACCTTTAAAGTGTAAGATCTAAATCCATTTTTTTCAACTGGATTTTCGGGATATTAGCTCTAAAGTAATCACGCTGTTCAGAGAAAAAGTGTAAAGATAATAAAATTTTATCTGTCCTTACCTCTCTAATTCCATCAAATAGATATGCATAGGGGCGTAAGGATTTATCTAAGTAATACAGTTTAAGTGAACTGCCTTCACTTAGAACCTGTGTGAAATGTGTAACATTATAATCTTCATCAATTTTTTTACACCAGTAATATTGAAGAATAGCAATCTCTTCTTTATTTTGGATAACTTCTTCTTCTCTCTCTGGAAACTCTTCATATAATTTCAAAAGTTGCTTGTAGTAATTTAGTGATTTCTTATACGACTCAAAAAAATAGGATAGACCAAGTAAATATGTTGCGGTCATGACATGGCTTTTGCTAATACCTGTTTTCATTAAAGACATTGCAGAATCTCTTGCTTTTTCAATATTATTTTCTTGTTTCAGGTACGTGTTTGCAAGAATTTCATCAATTCTCGCTTTAAAGCTCTTCTTTAGAAATGGATCATTAATTCCTTTTAAAAATTCCTTGGCTCTATCAATTGAATACAAACTTAAATCGTACTTCCCGATATTGTAATAGACATATGATTCAAATATTTCAAGTAATGTTTTACCTTCTATAGTTTTTGCTTTAAGATTGTTTAATGCTCTTTGGTGTTCAAGCGGTTTAAAAGATTCTCTAAAGTTCAAAGCAAAGCGGTAAGCATTACAAGCGTCTGCTGCTACAGAAGAATAATTATCAATAATATATCTTATTTCATTAAACATCTGATTGGTGTAATAATATTCCAAAGCGCTATAAATGTATTTCTTATCGAAGCCACTTTTAGAGTATTCTTTCATCAATTGTTTTTCTTCACTAGGTGAAATTTCCCTTACTGTTTCTATGACCATCCAAAAAGCTATTTCTTTTCCGGAAAAAAATTTACTCATATAACCTTTTGTAATCCCGATCGCTTTGGCGATACTATTTTGGGATTTCTCCATTTTATCCAGGTGTTTTTTCAGAACGTCTCTTATATCATCATTTTTAACTGTACTGTGCAT